ATGAAGACCATCCACTTCTACCGCTACCAACTGCCCGGATCGAAGCGCTGGAAGCAGACGCGGCACCGCATGGATGCCGAGTCAGCCCGGAAGTGGTTCGCGCAGTTCCACCCCACCGCGACATACAAGCCGGTCGAGCACGGCGCTATGGAAATCGGAAAGCCCTATCTGGGCTGGAATGGGCCGAATAATCACGGTGGCCCGGGAACATCAAAGCACTGAGATTACTTCCCCTTCGGCTTCCACCCACAGACCTTTGCCCCGGCACGATTGTGCGCGAGGATGTCCGCCGCCGTCTGGTCACTCAGGACGTCAGCCTTCGACACGTAGATCGGTTTCGTCCAGTCGCACGCGGTGTCGATCACTTTCGTCTTGTATTCGACTCGCGGCTCAGTCTCGCCCCCACTCCTCGTGCAGCACCCGGTCAGCGTCACCAGCAGGAAGATTGCCAGCAGTAGCGTCTTCATCTCGTCGAACCTCCGCGTTGTGGGCACCAGCCTGCGCGCCCTGCTGATTCGCCGCTGCGAGCGCGGCGTCGTTCCGTGCATTGGCCTGTTCTGCCTCGGCCACCTTCTGCCCTGCCTCTGCCGTCGCAGTCTTCGCCTGCTGGTGCCGAAACGCACCGAACAGGACGCCCAACAGACCGAGAACCCACGGCCCGAACTTGAGCAACAACGCGGCAATAGTCATAGCCCCTCCCGATAAGTGGCCGAGCCGCCGGAGAAGTTGGCCGTCAGCACCTGCCGACGAGCCTTCTCCCCAGCCTTCGCCAAGCCGAGATGCACCCATTTACCCTCTTGAATCAGTTGATCGAACTCGATGTTCGACGCGGCGATTGCTTTGCAGATTTGCAGCGGCGTGCCGTAGCCAGGGCAGATGAAGTCTGCCGCGAGGCCGTAGAGGTGAGCGCTGTTCCGTGCGCCACCGACAGCGCGATTCAGGTCTGCCGACCGATACCCGGACGAGATGGTCACAGGCCGACTGCCGAGCAGAACGCGTACGCGCTCCAATGTTTGGGCGACGCGCGTCAGGTTGGCGACGATATCGTCCGGCGCGGTATTGTCGATTCCCCGGCGGTCCGCCGTCTGGCTGTGCGTGAGTTCGTCGAGCGTGAAGTGTGCAGTGAGTTCATTGGGTGCCATCGTCGTCCCCCTTGCGAAACAAGCGCCGGAGCGCATCGAATACTGCCTTCTGCCGGATGCATTGCGCGGCGATCACCAACAGGAAACCGGCGATGGCCACAGCGTTCTGTCCCCACGACTGAGGTAGGAACTGGAGAACGACGGGGGAAAGGTCGTCTTTCCATCGGTCAGCAGCCTCTGGGATGGCCACGAGCGCGACCGTCGCAATTGCTGCTGTCCATGTTGACCAGCGCCGCTTTAGCGTGGCGATGTCATCCACGAGAAATTTGCGCATGCTCATCTCCGGCTCCATCGTGCAATGTCAGGGCGCTGGCCAGCCGCGTTGCTCAGGAGATAGTTGCGGATCTCCTTCACGTCGCCGCCGATCATGTTCAACTGCTCTTTCGTGTCTGCGCGCACCTGATCCGCAGATTTCTCCATTCGCGTCATGCGGTCGTCCTGCCCTTGCTCTCGAGCTTCGAGCCGATCGACGCGAGAGACAACGCCCGCATACGCGACGGCGACAGAAAGAATGCCGCCAATCAGCGCCATGACCAACGACTGCACATTGATCGTCATGTCGAGTAGCCGACGCGCCTTCCCCGGCGTCTTGGCCTGAATCGTCTGGTCGTCCATGATTGCCCCCGTCAGCCGCCGACCCGCGTCGCTTTCGCGAGCAGACTATTTCGCACCGTCGCTGTGCCATTGCAGCTTGCGGCCCCCCACGCCTCAATGAGCCATCGCCCAGCAGTTGGAATGGTCAATGTCGTCGCCGCCAAGCCGGTAGTGCCGTTCACGCGCAGCGCGACATTGATGATTTGCCCGCTGGTGGCAACGACCGACTTGGCATTGAACGCTGCGCCCGTATAAAGCGCCGAAGTCGTCGCACCGTTTCCAGAGACATAACACGCACCGCCGGGGGTACCATCGATCACAGCTTCGATGTAATCACCACCTACGGCCGCTAGCGCTGTTCCAACGTTGGAAGACGACACCACCGGATTCAGCCAACGCGACACCTCCCGCTGAATCGCCTGAATCAGTGGGCGCGTCGCACCGAAGTAGACGGTGTAATGCCCGATGATGCTCGGGTGGTTTCCGGCGCCGCCGAGAGAGTTCGGGTTCGTCAGTTCATCGCCCGTGCCGCACATAATTTCATCGGGAATTTCGTTGTACCCAATGCAGCGTGCGTAACCGGCTTGCGCTCGGAACTTCGTCGCCGTGCCTGCACCCGTCATGAAGACGCCGTAATACCCGGAAACGATACCTTGGTAGTCAAAGACATCGATTACCTTCTTAGAGTTGATGTAGACCTTGTGGTGCGGCCCGAGCGATTCGACCTTGACCACAACACCGGCTCCGACCGTCAGCGGATCGATAGCGCCGGACGCGACGGAAACTCCGTTCCAGTACAACACCACCTGCGGGACACTTGGCTGAATATGCAGACGATAGGCTTTCGTCAGATTAGTGGGATCGGCACGCCAGCTCATCCCGAAGACCGTCGCCGAGTTATTGAAGATGAACGTAGCAGATCCGATAAAGTTGCTTTCCGACGCTGGGCGTACCGTTCCACCGTTCGCAGCCCATGTGAAAGTATCGCCAGAGAAGGAAGGTTTCGTGCCCGACTCGACCAGCCACGAAGCGAAATCGGCCGCACCGATGGTGAATCGCGTACGCGTCGCCGCGATATCGACGCCTTCACGATACGCGCGGCAGAGCCGGTTCGCGTCGAGCAGCGTCGTGTTCAACTCGATAGCTACGCCGCGCGCGGCATCGGCAACAGCTTGGAGAATCGGATTCCACGCCGCGAACGGCGCTGCTTTGCGCGTCGGCAACATGTCAGTCATGATCGCGACGCTTGGCACTTTGGTCCACGTACGAATGCGGTTGATGATGATGTTCTTCATCGTCGCCGCCCAGGCGTTCGTGTCCCCCGAAGTGGCGTTCATGCCGAAGTCGAGAATAACGAGGTCAGGAGCATCATCGCGGATGTGGTTGTACCAGGTCTTTCCGATGGTCGAACCGCTGGGCCACAGCGTGTAGTTCGGTACGTCGCGTTGCCATCCCCGATCCCGGTAGAAGTTCACGGTCGGGGTTTCCGGCGGTGCGACGCCGACGAAGGTGTCGCTGTTGGCCTCCCCGACATCCTTGCCAGCGATGGAATAGTTGACAAAGGTCCACGTGACACCCGGGAAAGCGTCGCGGCAATACTGCTCGAACAGGCCCGCCCACGAGTCGCCATAAGCGATATCGTTAGTGCCCTCAGCAATCGAATGCCCCCAGATCGCGACTTTGACGTTTCCGTCTGAGATCGCCTTTTGCAGTTGAGTGATGTCCCCGACGCGGCCCGCAATGTCGTGCGCGATGATCTTGCTCGACCGCCACGCGTTCATGTTGTTGGTGCTGCCATCGGGGTTGATGACGTTGCCCGGGCCAACGTACGTCTTAGTCAGGTCACGCGCCCGCGTGTAGTCGCCCGGCGGCAGGAAGATAGACGCATCTGCCGCTGGCAATGCTTCGACGGCAGAGAAAGCCGTATCGTTGGCACCGAAGTCGGGCAGGTGGATGTCTTCCTGATTTCGGTCGTGCTGAGTGCGCGCGACGCCCCCGGTGGCGGTCTGCTTGACCCCGATCAAAGCGTCGCCCTTGGCTGCGTCATCCGTATTTGCAAGGTCCGTCTTGATTTGCAGTACACCTCCGGCAGCCGCGTCGATGTCCGCGCTCAGTTCGCGCGTGACGACATCGTAAATCTGCTGGCCCTCGCTGTCCTGAACGACCTGCCGATACTTGCCGCTGCCCCAGATGACGGCTTCGCCGCGCGCGTCGAGCACCACCGGGTTCGTGTTCGGGGTCGTAGACGCCATATCCGCATAGGTCGTCTTCGGCGTTTCGGTATTCGGCTCGTAATAGAAGACCTTCCCATTCACAAGCGGGCGACCATTGATATCGAGAAACTGGGTCTTGCCGTTGGGCAGAATCGAAGACATGGTCTACACTCCGAAGGTACAAGCCATAAGGCCAATCATGGAAAAGTGGTTAATTTCGTTCACAGCGTCGATGCTTTTCACCGCATTCATCCGCCTAGCGGCGGTCTGGTACGCTCGCAGCCCCCGCGACCCCGGGAAGGAAAGGCAGAAGCTGATTGACCGTGTCAGCCGAAACGGGGCGCGCCACGCTATCAATCTGGCTGGCAAGCGCTTGGCCCGTCGCACGTTCGTTGAGAAATTGGTTGATCGAATTACGGGCAATGTTCAGCCCTGGCACCTTCCCTAAACGATCGAGCGCACCGAGCGCGAGATTCGCCCCGGCCGACGCCGTATTCGAGTTGTTCACCGCAGAGCCTGCCGGTTGCGCTTGGATGTAGCTGGCGACACGCCCGATCTGCTTAAGCTGCGCCACCTGCTCAGGCGGGAACAGAGCATTCAGCTTCGCATCCCCCAACGAGTTCAGCGCCTTGTTGTAGGCCGACTGGCTGAAGACCCCCACTTCATCCGATGCTCCGTTGAGCGCCTTCTGCTTCAGGTAGTCGACAATCTGGTTGCGCAGCGATGCCCCCTGATCCGGCACAATCCCCATCAGCGAATTGACATCCCGAACGTTCCCGTTCAGCACGTAGCGCTTGAAGAAGTTGTCAGGGACAGCATCCCCATTCACCACGGCGCGCAGACCCGGATTGCTTTCGATGGTGCCGAATCGTGCCCGAGCTGCGTCACGCGCGGCGTTGAAAGCCGACAGCGCTTGGTCCCCGGGAGACGCGCGTAACGCGGCCTGCTCCGCTGTCACGAGCTGATTGCTGCCCACCGCCGGGATAGCGCCGTCGAGAGGCGATGCGGACTCAAGCGCATTGCGCACTGCACCGAGGGCATATCGTTCGTTGCCGTCCTTGGCGCTGCGGATAGCAGTTGCGAGCTGCGTCTTGAACTGCTCGCCGACGCCCACGGTTAGCGGGATCTCGCCGCTTGAAATCTGGTTCATCGTCTTGCGCGCCCATTCGGGCAAATGCGCCTGAGCGAGATTTCGGTCCAGAACGTCGTTTGCTTGCTGCGCGAACGCTTGTCCATTGAGCGGAATATCACCACCGTTCAGCCCGCGCGCCGTGTCATAGAGTTGCCCGACCCGCGTATTGGCGGCGTCATCGACGGCGCCGAGTGCGCCCATCAAGCGCTGACCGGTCGCGAACTCGCCCTGAGCGTTGGCCGCGCCGCGCTGATTCAGCGAATCGATGAGCGCGCGATTCTGCCCGGCGAAGCGCTCCGCCAGTGGCTCGCCAGCCCCCACGATTCCGCGCATGTTGCGCTCGGTGGCGAATTGCATGGGATCGCGCGTCGCTTGGCCGAGCGTCAGACCATTGCCCGGGCCGAGAATCGCGTTTCCTTCGGCTTGGCGAAGCAACGACGGCGCGTCGATGGTCCGATTGCTCGCGAGCGCCTCTGCGGCCTGATTTCGCAGCCCGTTGCGCACATTTTCTGAGAGCGCTCGCAGATCAATGTTCTGATCGCGCGCGGCAGCGGCGAGAAGGTCGTCGGCGCTGACCTGTGCCGCGAGCTGATTCGAAGGGATGCGCGCGCGAACCGCCGACATCACGCGATCGATGCCTGTCGCAACCTTGTCGGCAACAGCACCGATCGCCTGTCCGGCTGCGGCACCTGCCGCGCCGCCGACTGCGCCTGCGCCGATGCGCTTGCCGTAATCGCCGAGCGTGTCGTCAGCGTGTAGAGGCTGCATACCTGCCGTGGCGGCACCGGCCACGGCACCCCGGCCAATTGCGCCGAGCGTCGACGTCGCGCCGGACGCCAGTTGTCCGCCAACGAGGTTGACAGGGTTCGCCACTGCGCCCGCGATATCACCAACAACTCGCTCCGTCGTATTGGCGGGCGTCGGCGTGATCGCGTCAACGCCGCGCCGAATCAGCGTATCCACGTCCTGAAGCTTCGATCCCGTCACCGTGTTGATTAGTGCGTTGACCGGGTTCGCAACGAGGCCGAGCGCGTCAGCAATGCCGTGTCCGGCGGCGCGCACCGTGAGACCGGCCTGACGGCCCAGCTCGTCTATGGTGCTTCGCTGAGGCTGAGGTTTCGGCGTTTGCACGCCCCGCGACGCCAATGCGGCCAGCAGATCAGCGTCGCTGATACCCGACAATTCCTGTGGCGTGGCCGCGTTGGCGGTGCCAGATACCGCACTGGCTACCGCGTTACCGACGCGAGCGAGCGTAGACGGCTGCGCGCGCTGGGCGGTCGAGATCACCTGCTGAAGTTTGGCGACATAATTGGGGTCTTCCGCGTAGCCCCCGGCCTTGAGTGCAGTCGCGAACCTGGCCGAATCGCTGCCACTGCCGACGACGCCCGGATATTTGCGCGAGATGAGATCGGCATAGTCATCAGCAAATGCCTGCGGCGTGGCGTAGGTCCGGTATCGATCGTTCGATCCGGTCATGTTATCGCGCGCTGCTACGCCTGCCCCGGTCATATCCTTGATGTTCCCGAGATTGTTCGTGCCCGGGATGACCGACTTACCCCACCCTGTCTCTAGACCCCACTGGCCGAGCAGAAGCGACGGATCGACGCCGAGCTTCTGTCCAGCAGCTTGCGCGACAGATCCGTATTGCTGTGCGAACGATGCGGGCGTGAAGGATGCTTGCGAGGCCCGCGACGGGGCGAGGCTCGATAGCAGTTGATCGTCGCTCAGAGAGCTGATGTCAGCCATATCAGTACCCCATTGCCTTCAGGCGTTCCGCGAGTGCAGGATTCCCGGCTGCGCGTCGGCGCAACTCGGAAAGTGCGGCATCCTGCCCTATGGCCGGTTGCTGGGCCTGAGGTGCAGACTGCTTCTGTGGCGCCCCGGCGGCATCTTTGTTCGTGTTGCTGATGATCCCGGGGATGAGACCTGCGCCGGGACCGGCCTGTGTCTTCAAAGCCTCGACAGCGAGATCGCGTGCGCGCGCCTTTTGCGCAATGGTCGCGGCACTGTCGCCAGGCTGCGGGAAGTATTTCTTCGCCTCGTTGGCATACTCGCTCTCGGCGATAGCAGCTCCTGATTCCTTACGGAGCACCGCCGAAATGAAATTGCGCTGCGCTTGCTCATACGATTGCTGCTGATCGCTCGGTGCTCCGGCCCATTCCGGAACGCTATTCACGATGTTGCCGAGTGCGCCACCAATGACCGGGACGCTTTCTGCCGTTTGCTTGATACGGCCGCCATTTGTGACACCGGCGCCTTCAAGTTGGCGGAGCGTGTTTTGAGCGTCCAGAGCGCGCGCACCGAACGCGGTCGCATTGGCCTGCGACTCGTTGAGCTTCCCCCCTGGCTGCTGGATCGGCTGACCGTCGGGGCCGGTCGCAGGACGCGCTTGTCCGGTCTGCGTGTTCACGATCACGCCATTCGTCGCGTCGTAGTGTAATTGCGCCTGCCCCTCCGTCGCCGCGTTGTGACGTTGCGTTTCGTCGGCGGTGCGCACGCGGAGGTCGTAGTCGAGCTGCTTGTTCTTCTGATCGAGCTGATCCTTGATCGTCAGCGCTTCATTCAGTTTTCCCTTCACGAACGCCGGGTCGTATTGCGCCGGTAGGTTCGCTACAGCTTGAGGGCCGAACGTCTGCGCCGCATGCTGAATCGCAGCGGTGTACGAATTCTGGTCGTTCACGCCGCTGAGTACCTGAGCGAGCGCACCAAACCGTTGAAGTCCCACCTCGATCTGCGCTTTCTGCTGGTTTAGCTGGGCTGTGTCAGCATCGAGTAGTTGCTTTTGAATACCGGGGATAACTGCCCCTTGGCCGCCAGACGCGAGCGCGCCGATCAGCCCTGTACGGTTCACGGTACCGTCAGGGTTCGTGTTCGCGCGATAGGCGTCGCTCACGCCCTGTGCTTGTGCCATCTCGCGCTGCTTGTCCTGAATGGCGAGACCGGTCAGCGCATTGCGTTGGCGTGCGTCATTGATCTGTGCGGCCTGCACGTATGCGGTCAACGGATTGAACGATTGAGTGTTGGCCTGAAGGGGGATGCTCGGATCGATTGCCATGTCGCTCACCATCCTGCCGGGTTGGAGAAATCTGACGTGTTGAACGCACCGCGCGAGCCGTACATGCTCGTGTTGTTATTGGAGAGCAAGTTGTTCAGCAGGATGCCGTTCGTCGCGCTGCTGATACCCCCACTGATCGCGTTGCCCACCCCAACCGTGCCAGCGGCAGACGCGTTGCCTGCGCCGGTGATTGAGTTCGCGACCGAGTTCGCCGCCTGCGCACCTGCATTGCCGGTCTGCGCCGCCGCGTTTTGCCCGAGACCCGCAGACGCCAGCAAGCGATTTACGCTGTCAGAGGCTGAACTGTAGTTCGTCTTGAATGCTGCGAGATTCCGGTTAAACGTATCGTTATAGGTGCTGTCGGCGAGGCCCGTTGCGTATGCCTCTGCGCCTTTAATCGCTGCGCCAGAAGCACCCAGCCCACGGGCCGAGGCGCTGTTCTGCGCAGCCTTCAGACCTTGATCGAGGGTGAACTGATAGCCCGGGGTCGCGGCGGCTTCGGCAGCGGTCGGGGCGGTAAAGGACGCGGACAACAGCGGATTTGCAAGCGCAGTGTCCAGACCGGCGATCGCCTTCGCGCCGAAATCACGGTACGGTGCCAGGTCCTCGCGGGTCTGCTGGTATTGCGCTGCGGATACATCAGCAGCACGATTTGCGGCATCAGCCTGTGTATCTGCCGCGCTGCTCGATGCCATTGCGCCAATACCTGCGCTCGCTACTGCCCCTCCGGCAATTGCTGCTGCTACGCACATGATTCACCTCCCGGAAGGTCTTTCAGCTTGAATTCCATCACCACGTCATCAGCGATATAACCGCGACTCTTGAGGATCTTGTAAAGATTCCCGGTTCTCGTCACAGGCCATCCGATGATGCTTACGCCGCGCTCGCCGGTCACCTTCTCGATGTGAGACATGAGGCGAGGCATCGAAAGCCGGTAATCGTGCTGCACGTAGAACGTATCGACGTTCGCGCACAACTCCGTCTTGAGGTGAAGGCTTTTGTATAGGATCACCAGCGCATACCCTCGCAGAACCTCGTCGTCATCGCGCAGCGTCATTGCGATCAATGACTGGTGCTGCGCGAGAAAGAGGTACTGATCGATGTCGGGGTCGATCTGAAGGCCACGCTGACCGTGATAGGCGCAAGTGTCCTTCTTGACGTCCGAGCACTCGTCCCAGCTTTGCTGCCCGAGTGGCGTAATCTCGTCGGCAAGTTCGCGCGTGAAAGTCTCGATGGCGATCTTCATGCGACGTCGGCCTCCGCGCCGGTAATGGTCAACGTGACGCCCGCGCCATCCACGAAAAGCATGTTCGGATTCGGAATCTTCAGATTCACGAGCTCGGGAATCGAGATCGTCTTTCCGGCGGGAACCGACACCTGCCAGATTTGCGTCCCGGCGACCGCCGATGCGCCGAGGTAAAAGTTCAGCGTGATAGCCGCCGCAGTCGGATTGAAAGCGTGCGCGGAATGGATCACGCCCTGACGCTTGGCCGTGGGCGAGTACTTCGCCACCGCTGCACCTGCTGCGATGACCGACTGAGTAAAAACGTACCAATTCACGGCCATGTCAGACCCCCATGAGAATTCGTAGATCGTCGTTCTGAGACCGCTGGGGAACGACGTCCGAGGCCATCACGGCCATATCTGAAATGCCGACCATCGTCGGCGGCTGCGGCGCGAATGCCGCGAGCATCGTTTCAATCTCTGCCAGTCGGGCCAGAGCTGCAATGACCAGCGATGCGGCGCGCATGCTCTCGGCGTCCAATTGGAGCGCGGTGACGTCGACCGGGATGCTGCCCGGATCGCTTCCGCCTTCACCACCGGTGCGTCCGAAGAAGCCGATGATGAATTCGAGCCAGATTTCATTGACGCGGCCAGAGCCGTCCTGAAGGAGAAATGGCACCTCGCGCGGCGGGAACGGGATTGTTTTCTGTTCTGCCATCAGTCAGTCCCCACGTCGACGTAAGCACCGGCGAGCGCCGTCTTGCAGTTGGCGGACCATGCGAGTTCAAACACACGGCCATTACCCAAGTCGGTGCCCAGGCGGTGACGCTCGACGTTCCGCGTGAACTGTCCTCGATGCCCGACGCTCATCGAAATCGGATTCGACCACGTCCGGCCGCGCGTATCAGACCAACGAAGGCGCGCTTTCGGATCGTCCGCATAGGAAGCGGCCTCGCCCACCTCCATGACTGCGCGGAACTTGTCGTAGCTCATTGGCTCGCCGGTTCCACCAGCAATCGCCCACGAGCGCAGGCGCAATACTTCCTCGCCCGCATCGTCATATGCGTCCGGCGTGAGTTCGTAGAGGTCGCCTGTCTCCCAGTCGCCGACGATCTGTTTGCCGCGCCAGTTGGCGAAACAGGAACCCCGGTGACGGTGCTGCACGCCGTCGTCGCTCATCCAGCTGCGCTCGTGCCACTCGCTGGACAGAACGTCATAGGTCCAAGTGCGGTCAGCCGTCGGGAAGGTCAGCACGTAGAAGAGATGCGAGTCGACCTGGTGGATATACCCTATGGCGTCATCGAGGCGCGGATACGATCGCAATTCCTCGGTGAGCGCCGGGGTCGAGATCAGCTGTGCGCTCAACTGGCTGCCACGGAATACCAGTCCACCGCCCTGCTCGTCTTGGCCGAGCCAGAAGATCGCACTGTCTGCGACAGCGGGAGACGCAGCCGCCGCGCACCCATGCTGAATGAATACGCCGGGATATCGCGAGAATGTGAAGTCACCGGCACCGGTGTTGTTCCAGATTTCAGTGCTTCGCTCGCCCAGCAACCAGATCAACCGATTCGCCACCACGGCGACGACCAGTTTGTCGGGCGCGCCATTCTTCGCCGCGATGTCGAGCGGATCAAGGTCCATCGAGAGCGCCGGGGAGACGTAGAACTGGCGCGTGTCGGGCTGATTGAAGATGAAGAAGTCGTCCACGACGGACGCTCGCGGGGAGCCGTAGAACGCGGGATCGGTGATCTTGTTGAGCACCTTCGTGTTCATCTCGACGGTCCAGCCATTCGGCGAGCCATCGACGATCACGATTTGAAGCGTGTTGTCCTGCATCGACACCGGCCCGGCAGGCACGCCGATTTCGCCGATTTTGGTGAACGAGAAATCCGTCCCGATCTGATAGATCGATTTGCCGATCGCCGCGAACAATTCATCAGCCGAACTCACGTAGAGACCGTAATAGCCTGCCTCGGGCGCCGTCGCGAGCTTGCGCAGCCCGGGCGTCGGGTAGAACGTCTCCGGGAATTCACTTCCCTGCGGGTTCTTTTCCCCGTAGAGATTGAGGCATCGGACGTTCGATGCGATGTAACTGCGCGCCTTCGACGAGCCGCCAGCGAGCGGGAGCGCGATCATACGAGCCTCCCATAGCCGCGCCACCCGTAATCGCTGCCAGACGGGCAGCCGCGAGCGTCGGGGTTGCGCACGACCATCGCACCGAACGCGAGCGTCGTAACCTTGCCGTTCACGTTGTCGGTCATCTTGATGGTGTACGGCAGACGGCCGCATGCGTCCTTCGTGTTGCCGGGCACGAAGACAAACGACGTCTGAGCCGCACCGGCGGCAGAGACAGTCAGCGGCGGATAGGCGCACTCGGCGACCTTGAGTGTCAGCGTCTTGCCAGTCAGGTCAACCGGTAGCGATCCGTCGTCGACGTCTTGCGCGTAGACGCTGAGCAGCACGCGGAAGTCATCCCCGGCCGCGACTTCGAAATCGCGCCGCTCTGCGGGCTGATCCATAGCGACCGAGAAAGAGATGTCCATTCAGAAATACTCCGTGTACACGGGCGCGCCCGACATCGGCGTCTGGATGATCGCGTTGATTTCGCGCTCGGCGAACGTGACCCACGACGGGTCGGCCTGCTTGCGAAACTCAGGCGCGCAGAAATACGCCGCAAGAAGCACATAAGGTTCCTCGGCGGCTTCAGGCAGCGACGAAATCGTCCAGCGCACGCGCTCATCCTTGCGGAACGACGCATGCGCCGCGCGGATCTTCTGTTTCGCGATTTCCATGTCCTCCGGATACGCCGTCTGCCCCACGCTCAGGACGCGAAGCTTTTGAAGCACTCGGGTCGCCAGATCGTTGATCGTCGCTGCCATGTTCTGCCTCGCTTACTTCTTCGACGCCTTCACGGGCGCCTCGTCAGCGGGCGGCGTCTGCAACGCGGTGACCGTCGCTTCCAACTCGGCGAGATAAACAGCGTCGCGGTCAGATTGCTTGTCGTCCTTCGGCACTGCGATGCCCTTGACCTCAAAGTGCGGATTGCTCGCGAGTTTCTTGGCAGCGTGGTCGGGCACTTCCGACCATTCACCTCGCGCCAGAGTCACGCCCGCATGCTCGATCGAATGGCGATGCTCTTCACCGCTCGGATCGCCCAGATATTTGACCTTTGCCATGTTCTTCTCCTATGTGGGCGGCCAGACCGCGCCGCCCATGTTTCGTCGTCTACGGCTTACGCGTTCGGCGGCAGGAACAGCACCACGATCGACACGGTGCCCGACGTGGCGCCGGTCGCCGGAGCAGCCTTCACCGTGACATCGACGGTGTCGTTCTGCGCCAGCGTGAGCGGCTTCGCGGTGGGAGCCGAGGCGCGTGCTACGCCACCGGCCTGACCGACAGTCGATGCTTGGACGAAGTAGTCCGGGTCGTCTCCATACCCCACGTCGAGCGTGATGGCTGGCGAACCGCCGGTGTCGAGATCCGTCACAGCGACGATGACGTCGAGAATCGTGGCGCCCTTCGGCACCAGCGGACTTTGAATCACGTCATTGAGCGCCAGTGCAGCGGCCAGCGTGAAGACGCCGACTACAGCCTTCAGGCCGTGGCCGTCGCCGACGCCGGGCACTGCGTTTGCCGTGCCGGTGTTGGTTGCGGTGAAAGTCGTCATTTCAGGTTCCTCTCAGGTATGGGATGCAGGAGGCGAGCCGCGAGGCCCGCCATCCCAGGTGATTACGCGTCGGCCACGGCGGCCGCGTACACCGTATGCACGCCGTGCTGCACGAGGTTTGCCGTGTCGTCGGCGCCCTTGCCGAACAACAGTTTCTCGACGCCGCGAATCTCCTGAACGCCGACGCCAGTGCGGTAGCCGTAATCGCGCACATCGGTCGTCGACTTCGTGCGCTGAGCCCATGCCACGCCGACAGCCTGAGCACCAACGAGGAAGTTGGCGCCGACCTGAATGCCGCCAGCACCCACGCCCGGCAGATAACCGATCTCCGGAATTTCTCGGATGATCACGCCGTCCCAAACGAGCGAGCCGCCGGTGAACAGCGGATTGCTGTTCATCGAGTTGCCTTCGCGAGCACGCGCATCACGGTTCGCCTGAACCATTGCTGGGTCTTGGCCCAGGTCGCGGAACGCGAGCGAGTTGGCGAAAAACACGAACCATTCCTCGTCCTCGTTCAAGCGAATCGGCTTGATCGCCGGGGAGGCAAGCTGAGCGCGTCGCTTCGCGAGGCTGATCATGGCGGTGCTGAGCTTGTCGGCCGTGTTGTCGATGTTCGCGAGCGACGCCGAATGGTCGTTGCCCGTGTTGTTCGACACCGACGAGCCAAACAGCACGCGATCAGCGTTATCGGCCAGCCATGCATCTTTCTGCGCTTCGGAGGCCAAGCCATAGGGAACGCCGTTGATCGAATACAGCGCGGCGATGGTGGCGTCGCGCAGCTTCTCCATGGCCCAAAGCTTCAACGCCATCTTTCCGGCGTTGCGCAGGTCGATCGCAGACTTCTGTTCGTCCCAATCGGTGACGATCACGGCATTACGAAGCGGGTTGACCGTCACGGCCATCGAGCGAGAATCCAGCTCTTCTTCGTTGCCTTCCAGAACTTGGTTGCCGGTGACGCCTTGCCCCTTGAGCTTGCGGACATTGGCGAAGGTGACGCGGTCGCCAGGCTTGCGGGTCAGGTCGTCTTTGAGCTGGATGATCGAGTTCTCATCCGTGCCCATGTACCGCTTGAAGCGGTTATCGCGCACGTACTCCATGAAGAACTGATCGTCCCATTGTTGCGGGGTCAAACCCGCGCGGGCGGTAGTTTCAGCCATTTTCCGTTACCTCTTCGAATTGAGAATGTCGGACAGCGACGTCGGGCCAGTCCATGCGGGCGCGGTGCGCGGCGCAGCGGATCGAGCGGTCGCGAGAGTTTTCGGGATGACGGGCGGCGGAGTGACGGGCGTTGCGGGCGCGGCTGCAGCCGTGGTGCTCGCCGCTTGCGCCTGCTGGTCGGCTTGCATCTGGGCCATGAGTTCGTCACGCACCTTTTGGCGGTATGCCTCCGGGTCGCTTCCGATCTCTTCCATCGCCTTGATGCGCTTGGCCTGCTCGTACATCCAGCCGTACGGGTTGGCCTGCCGGGTGAGTTCGGCACCGAGAGCGGGATTCTTTGCCACCGCACCTTTGAACACCTCGACCATGTCGTCGACGTCGTCGTGCTTGCTGCGCAACAACATCTCCGAAACGTTCAGGCGCTCATTAAAGAGCGTGGTGCCGAGATCCATATCAACAGTCTGCGGCTGTGCCTGTGCGGCTTGCGTTTGCGGCTGCTGCGTGCGCAAAGCCTCAAGGGCAGCCTCTGCCCGAATCGCCTTCTCCTTCCAGTCCTGTCGTCCCTTGCGTTCTTCCTCAAGAGCTTTCAGCGGCACCATCGAACCCGTTTGTTGTACCGGCGTCGTACTCGCGTCCGCGTTCTCGTCCGCGCCCGGCGTTGCTGCTGCCGCTTGCGCTTCCGTTTGCGTGGCCGTGTCGCCCGTAGCGGATTGCTCAGTCGCCGCCATCGCGGTGTCGCCTTGCTGCTGCTGCGCGGCGTCATTCGCTTCCTGCGGTGCTGCTCCACTCAAAACGTCGTCCAGTGATGTCGTCATTGCTCTCTCCAACGCGCCCGAATTGGCCCGGCGGCAGCCCTACGCCCGACTCCCCGGCGGCGGGTTATGCAAAATCGGTTACCTGCGCCGGACGCTGTGCCTCGGCGATGTTCTTGATCGAATCGACCTGAAGATTTGCGGTCTGCGCATCAATCCGTCGGATCTCTGCGGCTTTTTTCATTTCGTCGAGAGTCGACGGTTGCTGCGGGGCCTGCGGAGCATCCGGCCCGCGCTGTGCGTTCGACATTGCTTCGGCGGCCTGCGCACGCGACTTCAGGGCGTCGGAATTCGTCTTGTTAATGTCGGCCTCGGCCTTGGCCTGTCCGATCTGCTGTGCGCCCTGCTGGGCTTGCGCGCGCTGCTCGCGAGCCTTGCCCATCTGGTCGAGCAACGCGTCCTTGTTGCGTAGGCTCGATGCACGAATGAGGACATCGGTCGGGATCGGGTCGCCGGTTTGGGCGAGCGCCGGGGCGATTTGTGCAAGGATCTGGAATTGCTCCGCCTGGATGTTCGCGACGTCAGGGCCTTCCTCGATGATGATGTCGACGTCGAGACCGGAGATTTCGTTGTCGCGGCGCACGACCTGATCGAGACGCGGATCGCCGGGCTGCAACTGGTATTGCTGCGCGATCTGCTGTGCCTGCTCCGGAGGCATGGCCGAGAGTTCGTCGGCGAGCGTCACGGGCTGATTCAGGCCGACCCACTTCAGGTTGCGCTCGTCGTCCGTGACGCGTACCCACATTGGGCCAGTCCAGAACTGGCGCACGCGCAGCCAGCACGCCTCCATAACCTGCTGGGTCCACTGGCGCAGGTCGTCGATCAGTGGTTCAACCTCGATCGCGCCGCCTGCCTGCTGTGCCTGGATGGCCCGGCCCGACTGGATACGCGGATCCTTCCCGGCCATAGCAGCATTCGGGCCGCTCGCCTGCATTTCGCTGGTCGCGTGGTGGAGCAATTCCATTTGCGACTGCGCCATATCGCCAGTGGGCAAAATGCCGAAGTCCTCACCAAACTTGCCGCCCGCCTCCACCACGAGGTGACCGTCAGGCTTTGCCAGTTCGCGCTTCGCCTTGTCCTGATCGACGATGGCCTGACGATTTCCGTACGTCTGGCGCATGCTGATCAGGTGCAACGCCTTGCTGCGACGCTTGTTGATCTCGTCTTGTAAGGAGATCTGATCGCGCACATGGCCGTATCGATTGTTGTCACGATCGACGTAGGCAGACCGCAGGATGAGCGATGAAGCGGGATTACCGTCACGGTCGATGTACGGCGACGGCATCGGATCGTCGAGGAAACCGCCCTTAGTGAAGGTCGCCATCATCCAGATGCCTTCCTGCAACCAATGCATCTGCACAATGCGAACGCGCGTTCTGCGGTTGTCGGACCACACATTGAACTTCGGGCGGTCGTCGTAGGTGTCCGTCATCGACACGCTGCTAAACGTGTTCTCGATGGCGTCAGCTCGATCCGGATATGCTTCGAGCGCAGCCTCGCGGTCTTCCCAGATGACGATGCCCTTATAGCGCGCGTCGCTGAAATCCTTATTGCGGCTATATGGATCGTAGAAAATACGATCCCACGGCACGCGCGTAATATCGACGTCATAGCCGTCACGATTCGGCTTGACGATCACGTCAACACCACCGGTACCCTCGATCATCATGTCTTCGAAGACGTCGGAGCGCGTCACATCGAATTTGTTTCGGTCGGCGACATAGCGAAGCGAATCAGTGGCGGCTTCCGCCATCTGCTCTTCATGCGGCGTGCGCGGGAATGCCTTCGGATCGCTGCGCAGACGGCGCTCGAAGCCACGGTAGTACTCGACCTTGCGTTTGATATAGTTGATCGTGAGCGCAGGCTGACCACGCTTGGCAAGGATGTCGAGTTCTGACTTCGTCCACTGCTTCGCGTCGTAGTAATCGCGGTCGCGCTCGGCGAGACGACGAGCGGTATCTGTGGCCTGTTCCGAATCCTCGAACCAGCGGCACAGCGTCGATAGCGATGGCGGCTCGATCACGTCGACCTGCACTACCGCCACGGGTTGGCCCTGCATCACGCCACTTTCCACGATTCCTCCCCGTCGCCTTCATTCCGGCTGAATGCACGTTCCCAGCGATCTTTTTCGATTGGGCGCTGCTCCTTGACCGGCACGACTGCCGGGTGCGCCTCGGCGAGAGCGCGCCCCATAAGGCTTCCCGCGTCGACCTCGTCGTCGTGCTTGCCGGTCGGGAACTGGACGTACTGCTCGATGATTTCGTCGCCCTCCGGCCCTTCGGGGATCCAGACGCAGCCCGACGAGGCCATGCCCTGAAACGCCTGTGCCTTGACCTGCTTGTTGCTGCCGTGAGGGGTGATCGGCTCGACGCGCACGAACTGGCGCTCGGCGCGCATCTGCTGCGTGATGAACCCGGCAGACGCCTTCCAGTTGTTGTCGTCTTCAGGGAACCACGCGAGCGGGCGGTGTTTGGCAATCAAGCCCACCAGACCCCGCTCGCGCTTCCCGACTACGCGCTCGGCGAGCTTGTCCATCGTCAGATGTTCACGAAAGCCGTCGAGCAGGTAGACGTCGTTGTTTGCGGCCACACCCCAGACGCGCACGCATGCGTAGTCATTGCCATCGCCACCGGCTGGCGCGTGGTCGCTGGTCATGTACTTGTTGAGGTGCGACGGCTCGCTGCCCGGGCGATACCGGCGGAACCAGACGCGCTGAAAATAGGTGCCCTCGTCGGGCGACGGCTTCTGCTGATACAGGCTGTACCAGGTGCGGCGGTTCTTCTGGAAAGGCTTCCAGTGGTCGAGGCTGAACCATTCGGGCCACAGCGTCTCGCCGAGCGCGCGTCCGAGCGGGTCATCGGTGCGATCAGCGATGGCAGGTAGACAGATGACGTGCCACGTACGGCCGTCGCGGCCCTCGAAGACGCCAGACTCGCCGTCCCAGTCTTCGGGCAGGATACGGCCCGCCGGGTCGTCGCGATGCCAGCGCGTGAGCATCATGATCTGCGGCGCGCCCGGGATCAGACGCGAGCAGAAGTCATCGATATATGCGTCCCATGTCTTTTTGCGGATCGTCTCTGACTCGGCCTGCTCGCGGCCCTTGATCGGATCGTCGATGATGCCGAGGTGTGCGCGGTTGCCCGTGAGGCCTGACAGAAGCCCACCGGCCATGTACTCGCTACCGTTCGTCAGCGCCCACTGGTCGGCGGCTTGGCTCTCGGCCGACAGGCCAATGCCGCGCGTAAGACGGCCGAACGACGGGGATTTGATGAGCTGGCGCGCACGGCGCCCCTGCTTGGCCGCGATGTCGCTGGCGTAGCTCGCGAGGATGACGTTGCGACGCGGCGCGCGGGCCATGAACCACGGCACGAACACGACATCGACATACGTGCTCTTTGCGCTGCCCGGCGGCATCAGCACCATCAAGTTGGGGATGATCCCGGCTTCGACGTCCTGAAGCGCGCGGCAAACGAGTTCGTGATGCGCGGCCAACTTGCCGAGGCGCATCATCGTGAACTGGTCTTCGTCGTCGGAATCGGTAAGCGGCACAGTCGGGATGTCGACCATGCATGCGAAGTCGGGCAGGCTGCGGTGCGCGAGTTCTGCGCGAGCGTTCAGCACGTCTTGGATTGAGAATTCGCGCGCGCCCATCATTCACCGCCCTTCACAGCGATGGACGCCAGCGCGCGGAGCTGGTCATCAGTGAGCTTCGTGACGTCGAGAGTGGTCTCGTGTTTGATCGGGCCACCGGCCGCGCCCGTCACCTCATGCGCCACGCGGTCGCGCCATTGCTCAGGCTGGCGGTTCTTGAGCCAGTAGATGCAGGCCGTCACGTCGCCGCCCTTGGCCTTTTCGTAGAGCGCGCTGACGACCTCCGTGTCGGCCGATAGCTTGCCGAGCTTCAGGGCTTCGGCGAACTCGGGCTGTCTCTGCTTCCAGTTGCGCAGCGTGCGGTCGGTCACGTCGAAGAATCGCGCGATCACATCGTCGGTAGCGCCGAGCAGGCACAGCTTGCGCGCTTGCTCCACGTACTCCGGTCGATATGTTGACTTCGCACCTCTCGGCATTTCCGCCCCGCTGTTTATAACCTGCGGTGATTATTTGGCGGACAGCCAGACGAGATTTCGTCTAAATCACTGGGTGAGGGGAAATTGCGGGCAACAAAAAACCCGCCGAGGCGGGTTAGAACGGGAAGATGAACTGAAATCGTATTTCGTAGACATGATCGATATGGATCGGCGGATTGATATATGGTTTCTCGCGGAACCGCCATTGCTCGATCAGATCGGAATCAAGCACCGAGTTTTGCAGGGGATGCGTGCAATCTAACAATCTGAAATATGGCCCTTCTAGTACGCCACGCCGCACATTGCTGCGCGCCCACACTTCGCATTCCAGCATAAAAGGCGGCTTTCCTTCCTGCCAATCGCTTTCCACGGAACTTCTCCTATCTAACGTTGATGGGTTGATACCGCGTGACGAGCGGCGCATCAGCGCCCGGCCGTCCGACCTTCGCCGACCAGTGCGCGAGCAGGCACATCCCCACCGCATGCGTCGGCTCGCTGCCTGCCTTGTACGATTGGAGCGACGAACGCGGTATCGACGTATCGCGCGCCAACTGGTAAAGCGAGCCGCCATCCCGGCAGAGGTCCGTGAGCACACGGAACCAGTCGACGCGGACATCGAGCGGGATGGCGTTGGGCATGCGTTCACTTCCCCGACGGCAGGCGTTTGCTGACGTCGCGGGCAGACTTGTCGACCTCCGCTCCGGCACGCACGAGGTCCGGCACCTCTGCCTTCGTGATCACGCGCGCGTTGCTGCCCGGCTTCGGGTCGGCCGTGATCAGGTTTAGGGCTGGGTCGAAGTAGATTTCAGGAGACATTGGGGATGGTCTCGTTGTCCTTGATGATCACGTAGGCATCGCGGCCGATGACCGTCACATGGCTTTCGCGCACCACGACAGAGAAGATGTCGCCAACGGATACGGTGCCGCGCGCTACTGCCAGGGCGTCAGGCTTGGAGTCCCCGCCGCTGTCCGTCGGCGATTCGTCGCTGGAGGCGTTCGATGCAGGCGCTTGCCCATCGGCGTCCGGCTGCGCATCCGCACCGCTCGATGCCGTGGCGGTCGTCTCGGACGACGCCCGTTCCGTCGCACCGACAGGCTCCCCCGGCTGCGCCACCTCGGCGCCGGGCTGTTGCTGGTTCAGTTCTTCCATGCTGATCTCCGGTTGTGGAACCCAAATTGCAGAAATGTGCAGCTTGGGTTCCTAAACTTCAGGCGGTTTGTGTGGTAAGGCGGGATTTCAACTCGTAGCCCATGAGCGGCCAAATCTTGGCGACGGCGTTCTGGCGCGCGATCTTGCGGCCGATCTCGGCGTCGAAGTTCTCCGGGCTGGCGCAGGCCGACTCGCCGGTGACGGTGAAGCCGTTGCGCAGCACCAGCACACAGAAGGTCAGCAGCGGAATCGGATGGCCGAAATTGAAGAGCACCCCTTCCGCCGCGTACACGCCGTCCGATCCACGGAAATAATGTTCGCTGGCGATATTCGCCTCGATGTCTTGCGGCGTGACGCGCGGTGCCGTCTTGCCCTTGGCTTGGATTTCCTGCTCGATGCTCTGGTCGTCGCCGGTGGGCGGCGTGTTCACGCACATGTTCATGCTCCAGCTCCTTTGGGTTGGTGCTGCTGATCACGCCATGCCAGGTATGGGCGGCGCACCATGGTGTGAAAGGCGTCGGCGGCTCGACCGTTCGTGTCGAGCTCGCGGCGGCTGTCGACGCCGCAGGCGATGCGGATGAACTCGGCGGCGTCGTCTGCGGTAATCGGCTGATGGGCGGCTTCGGCCAGCCACGCGCGAAACTCGGGCTGGCGCGGGAGGATGCCTGCGAGGCGCACGAGGCTGGTCATGGTCAGAGTCGCACGCGGTCGGAAATGCTGTGGGCGCGCGCCGTTGCGAGTTGGATGCGCTCGATCAAGGAATCGAGTGCGATGACACATTCGGGATCTGCACTCGCTGCTGATACTTCCCCCACAGTTTCGGGAGGAGCGCAGTCCGCGATGGACGAGACACGCATCGAGACGCGCTGAAGCGCTTCGAAGAGCGCCGTCAACGCTTCATGCGCAGATGCGATCTGATCGGGGATGCGTTTGATGGGGATGATTTCTTTCGTGCCTGCGCTTGCATTGGCACACGCACCAAGGAGGCTTGAGGGGCTGATAGGGAGCATGCTGATTTCTCCTGAAATTGCCCGTTTAGGGGCGGAAAGTGATAAAGAATCCGGCGGCAGAGCAGGCGGCGATGAGGATGCAGGCCACGCCGACGAAGACGAGGATTGCGCCGATGGGGTCGCGCATCAGGTGCTCCCGAACAGTGCGGCAGTGAGCGGGTCGCGCGCAGGGATGAGCTTGCCCAGCTTGATCTTTCGACGCGTGGCATAGCGCGAGCGGCGCACCTTCAGTTCTTCGGGGTCTTGGCGCTTCTCCCACGCCTTGACGCGCTCGCTCGGCGTCTTCGTGCGCGGCTGGGGCGCGTTGCGACCGGGGCCGAGCTTGAACAAGCGCGTCGGCATGCCGTTGAGCGTCGCGGGGGCGTAGCCGTCGATGTGCGCCTCTCCGGCCTTCACCATGTCGTTGATGATCTTGCGCACCGTGACGAGGTGGATCTTGGACAGCTTCGCGATGTCAGGCGCACTGCGCACGCCGTAGTACGCCATTGCGGCGACGATGGTGGGCTTCGACGTTTCGTAGACGCGCACGGCCTTCTTCAGCCCGAGGCTACGCGCACGATTCTTGAGCGATTGCACGTTGTGCCCGGGCAGCAGGTGAAGCTGGTCTGCGACCGTCTCGTGAGACGCGAAAATCGCGCGCAGGATCTTGTCTTCGGCGGACGTCCAAAGGTGATAGGCGCGCTTCATTGCTGGCCTCCGCTGAACAGCCCCTGCTGCTGCGCTTGCAATGGCTCGATGACGACTTCCGTGCGCGGGTTCTTCCGATCGATGCCGTGGAACACGTGCTTCTCGCGCACCTGGCGGTCGTTCACATAGACCCCCTTCTGCACCAGCACGCGCTTCGCTTTCACGCCCGCTGCCTTCTGATCCTTCGTCAGCTTCTCGGGCTTGTAGCGGTCCTGCATCACGTCAAGCACGATGGATTCGTCGAGGTCGGGGCGCTCGCTGGCATAGAAAATGTGCAGCGTCGCGCGCACCGGTCCCGTGAGTTGCACGCGGAAACGCGGCGGGATCTGCGCGAGTGCGTCGCGTTCGTAGTCGCGGGCCTTGTCGGACTTGATGAGCATGGCCGGACGGTCGCCGAATTTCGCCACCTTGCGGCTGTTGGCCTTGCTCGCAGGCTCCCCGAGGATCGTGAAGCGAATCACGCCGCCGTCAAACGTGCGCGCGCGCGCGAGGTCCGGGAATTCGTCGGGTGCATCGCCACTTTGCGTTTGTGCGCAAACTCGGGGCATTTCGTCGAAGAGGATGGTCATTGGCTCATCTCCGGGATGAGGGATTGAACGGCTGGCGGGGTGAACGGCAGTTCTGCCGTAGGCATGGTGCGGACCTTGGCCTTCTCGAGATCGGCGGTGCATTCCGCGATGAGCGTGAGGTAGAGGCGTTCGGTCCAGTGCTTTATCGATTGCTGTTCGTTGATGGTGCGCGTGTGGTCGACGAAGGCATGCTCTTTGCGGTCGAACACCTTCACGGAGCGAACCTGATTCGCTGGGGCAAGGTCTGGCCGTCCCATGCGGGCCATTGCCTCAGACGCCGCACGATGTCGACCGCTGCCCCACTCGTAGGGATGGATCGTCGCGGCGTTCAGGTAGGCGCGCACGAATGCCGAGCGGGCGTGCATTCGGGCCGTGACTTCCTGCCAGTGCATCGGCAGCACGTGCGCGTGGCAGCCGCACAGCCAGTCGGCCCCAGTCTTCGTTGTCCCGGCCAGCATGCAGCCGTGTGCGGCGCAGCCCCACTTCGGGCCATCGTCCTGTGCGTTGGTGACGAGATCGGTCATGCTGCGGCTCCTCGTGAGGTTTCGGCCTGCTTGCGCTTGATGCGATCGATGTACGACTCGCGGGACTCACCGACGCGCGCCTCGCCAGCACCGCATTCGCGACCGGCCAGCGTGAGTTGGGCATCGTTGAGGGTGTGCAGGGGCGGTGCTTTGGGCTTCGGGGCTGGGCGGCGTGCCTTCTCGACGAACGAACGCACGAATCCGGCATTGATCGGCCCCGGGTCGCTCGCCTTGTCGCGCTCGGTGACGGCGTCGTCGTAGGCTGCTCGAAGCTCGACAGTCGTGACATTCAGGCCAGCCAGATCGATGACCTGCTGCGCCGAGGCGTTCAATCCCTTCGGGAATTTGCCGCGCTCTCGCTCCCAAGCGATCAGATTCGATGACACGCCAACGGCGGCGAGGATCGATTTTTCATCGTTCGCGGGAGGTGTACCTACGCCGTTGTTAGAACCTAAGTCCTTTCGACTCGACTCGACTCGACTCGACTCCGTCGGCGAGTTGTCGTCGAACGGTCGACGATCATTCGACGATTGGTCGTCGACACCTCCGCGACTACTCGTCGAATTTGACGATGAGATGCGGGTTTTGCGGCGTGCAGGCGCGTTTGCAGGGAGCGTGCCGTCGGGACGAGGATGAGTGAAGGTCGGCTTTTCGATCTTCTGGTGATGCCAGCCGGTGACAATCCAAAACGCCTCGCCGTCGACTTCGTACTCTTCGACGAGACCGATCGACACCAATTCGTCGACCAGTCGGCGAATGTCCAACGAGGTCAAATCGTCAGCGGGGAAGACTTCGGCTTTGAGGCGCTTCGGGCTGGCTGGGTGGATGCCTGCGTCATCGCAGAAATTCCACATACCGATGAACAAGAGCCGCGCATCGCGCGACAGCTCCATGACCTGCTCAGAGGTCCAGAATTCGGGCTTGGTAGAGCGGATGCGGGCCATTTAGACCCCCATCCGAATTGAGATAGCCGCAGCAAACGTGCGGCTGTGCAGCGTTATCCGTGCTGGTGCTTGCTCGCGATAGCAATCAGCGCATTGCCGATATCCTCGCAGCATTCCACAGGAAAGCAGACGGCCCCGCGCTCTACAGATTCGCCGGATTCCCCGATGGAGTTGACGATGATATCGACGGTTCCATGCCGATTGAGCCCCACCAGCACTTCCGGGCGTGCCTCGATCAACAGTTCGAGCGGTGGGTCTACGTTCTTGTTCTCTTCCATGCCAAATCGCCTCTCCTGCCAAGAAAGGGGCCCGGGCATATGCGACGTGGCAGGCATTCGACGCACACCGGTGGCCACCGGCCGCCCGGACTGAATGAGCATGATATGGCATCGCGTGTGTGCGAACGGGAAATTCGATCTGGTGTTGCATCCCTCACCCCCTCCGGCGCAGCGCGAACCACGTCACGCCGATCAGGCAAACGATGGGCACGGCGGCAATGATGTCGGCCATGTCAGACCGCCCGCACGCTCGTGGCGCGCTGCGGCGTGGCGCCGCTCTCGGGCGGTCGGCAGTAGATCGCCTCAGTGAGGGTCTGGATCTGCTGCACCGTCTGGTGAATCTGGTTACCCAGGCGCTTCAGGTCGGCCTTCTCCTGCTCGTCGACCTCTCCGTCTTCGGTAGCTTCCTGATGGCGTTGTGCGAGCGCGCCGAACTCAGTCGTGAGTCGCATGAAGAGGCCGAGTAGTTCATCGTTGTCCGGCTGTTCAGTCGGCTCGGGCAGATGCACCAAGACACTATTACGCTCGGATGCCCACGCGTGAAGGATTCGTTCATCGCCAGTAAGGTCGGTCATGTTCACCGCCTCAGCCAGCGAGAGAACGTTGCGGTTCTCAGGCGTGCGATTGCGGTTGACCTTGTTGCGCAGCAGCGCAGCGGAAATACCCATGCGGGGCGCGAGCGATTCAGAACCGCCCTTGTAGTCATGGACGAGGTGATATGCGGCGTCGGATGTGTTCACGGATCGTTCTCGCGAATGTTGTGCGGCGCAGCGCGACCGCTGAGAATTCAGTCAACGCGGCGCTCACGCCACGACGGAAGGTGCTTCGGTGCGGTAGAAAAACGCGAGCAGATCGCCCTTCGTGATGTCCGCCCCCATAGCCAAGCAGGCCGAAGCGAGACCGTCGAGCAAGGGAGGCTTCGGAATCTTCCGGCGGGGCAACAGATGGACCTCGATGTATGCGGTCGAGGTGTTCGCGTGCGTCGCGAACTTCTTTCGTTCGTCCTGCGAAAGACCCTGGTAATAGGTTTTGAAATCCATTCAGATCACCCGAGAGGTTTACGTTCGAATGAATAATATACCCACTAGGTATATTTCAGCAAGAGAGAATATACCCGTCGGGGTGATTTACCCGTTGGGTATGAATTGCTGTAATGCCGGGATGGATATCAACGAAATCAGACTCACCAATCTGCGCGGCCTTGCCGACCGCGCGGGGGGACGTCCAGCCCTTGCCGCGCGGATGGAGATGAGCTATCAATTGCTCCAGAACTACATCGGCAAGACGCCCATAAAGCGAATCGGTGACAAGACGGCTAGGCGCGCTGAGGATGTTTTTGGGCTACCTCATGGCTGGATGGACATGCGGCACGATGAGGCAAAAATCGTAAGCGCTAAGGGGGTGAATTGGCCGTTCACGATTGAGCGTGCGAGGTTTGATAGACTTCCTGACTCCGAGAAAGCGCGAGTCGCACGATTCGTGCGAGACACAGTTGAAGCATGGGAGCAGGAGCATGCGCCGGAAACACGCGAGGCGAGTTAGCCCGACCGCTTAGGACGGCCATCATTTACCAATTCCCAGCGGGCGGAAAACGAAGTCGGGGCCGCTCGGACTCAGAAGATCAAAAGGAAGGCACATGACACGGGGTAAGGGATTTATTCACTTTTTCGCTGCCGGGATGATGGTCGCCAGCATTGCGGGATGCACGACGACACTCACACCGGCAGGCACCAAGATCGCAATCGCTACCGCCGCACAGAAGGAAAAATGCCAGAGTTTGGGGATTGTGGTCGGCACGCAGAAAACTGGGTTTGATAAGACCGCGAGCGCAATGAATGCAGCTCTCAATCTAACTGCTGCGCGTGGTGGCAACTCGCTTTATGTCATAAGCACGTCGACGGACTGGGCAGAAGGATCGTCGGTCACGGGAGAGGCATTGCGATGCGCCCATATGTAAACTCGGCAAAACGTCTGCTGTTGGGAGTTCTCTTTGGATGGGGAGTAATCGCCGCTGCCCCAACAATTGCGGCCACTTCGTCTGTGGCATATTCCGGCAATGACCTCATGTCGAATTGCGACGACCAAGGTGTGAATCGCTCCTTTTGTCTCGGATTCATAAGCGGCGTCGTGAATGGGGCAAACGTAATGCAGACTCGCGAGCAGCGAGTGATCTGCGTCCCCAGTGGAGTGACAGTGGGACAATTAACAGATATCGTTGTGCGCGCACTGCGAACGCATCCTGAGTCGCGGCATATGGATGCGGGCTTTCTAACTCTTGTAGGCGTTGCCACGACGTTTCCATGCGACACCCCTAAGGGAAAATGAAAACTGCCCCGATGATTCGGGGTATTTTTTTGCCCAGAAAATATACCCAATGGGTATTGACACATAAATACCTGATGGGTATATTTGCCTCACATCCACACGGAATGCGAGGCACAGATGAACCATCCCACCAGCAGCACCCTTGATCTCGACAGCGTCGTCCTGAGCGCTGGCGGTCACTCTGCCGATAGCGGCCAACACTGCCTGCTCGAAGTCGTGAGCATGTTCGCTGGCGAGTCCTTCGGTGACTCTCCGGCATGCGTCGATCCGGTTCTGGCCGCGTTCGGCCGAGCTTGGAACGACGGCATGCGCACCGATGAAGAACGCGCCCAACTCAAGCAGTACATTCCGCTGCTCGTCGGCACCGCCGGTTCGAAAGAACTCTCCGAGAAGCGCTCGTGGATGGCCTTCGACTGGCTGGTGCGCGTGCACTGCGCCGCGTGGCTCGCTCTCACTCCGGCACTGAAGGTTCACGCCGACATTCTCGTCTCGCTTCCCGCAATCACGTGCCACGCTGAACTCGATATCGCGTTGCCGAAGATCAATGAGGCGAGGGCCGCTGCGTGGGACGCTGCGGGGGCCGCTGCGTGGGACGCTGCGGGGGCCGCTGCGGGGGCCGCTGCGGGGGCCGCTGCG